GGAAACGGCATCGACCACACCCCCGGCAGCGATCTGCCCGCTGGAAGCGTGGTGGTCCAGGGCGACCTGATCGGCATCACCAAGCGGGACATCGCCACCGGCGGGCTCGGCACGCTGGAACTGACCGGCGTGTTCGACCTGCCCAAGGCGACCGGCGTCGGCGAAGCCATCGCGGTCGGCGCGGAGGTGTTCTGGGACGAGGCCGAGCAGGTGGCCAAGACCGACGCCGAGAGCGGCGCGAACAAGTCGCTGGGCAAAACGGTCGCCGCCGCAGGCGATGGCGACGAGACGGTTCGGGTTCGCCCGAGCCAGTGACGAGGAGGCCGGGAGCGTGGGTGACCTGTTGAGGCAAGGAGGCCAATGGCTGGAGCAGCAGCGTACGGCGCACTGCTCCAGCCAGGTCACCTATCGCCGCGAGGCGGCGGAACTGCCCGTCAACGCCACGTTCGGCCGCACCGAGTACGAGATCGAGGACGAGTACGGGCTTCGTGTCGGGGCGCAGGTGACGGACTTCCTGATCCTGGCCGACGACCTGTCACCCACGTTCGACGAGCCGGAAGCGGGCGACCAGATCGTGGCCGACGGACGGCTCTACGAGGTGATGGCGCTCTCGGGGCAGGGGCATTGGCGATGGAGCGACCCGTACCGGACCACGATGCGGATTCACACGAAGGACATGGGCCAGGCATGAGCGGATGCGACGGACAGTATGAGCGGGTGTGCAAGGACGAGCTCGCCTCGATCCACGCCAAACTCGACCGCCTCGACGAGGCGATTCGCGGCAACGGCAAGCCGGGTATTCAGCTTCGCCTGGACCGGCTGGAAGCAGCCGAGCGCTCTCGCACGAAGCTCATCTGGATCATCGTCGGTGCCGGCGCGACGCTCGCGGTGACCGCCGTCTGGCAGCAGGTATTTGGAGGCTGATATGGCTTTGGCGATCGACATTGCAGACGCGGTCGTGGCCGAGTTGGCGGGCGGTGCATTCAGCGAAACGATCACGCCGGTGCGGCGTGTGCTGCCCGAGTACGAACTGGTGGACCTGAAGGACCTGCGGGTCACGGTCGTGCCCGCTTCGGTTGAGATCGAGGGCGCGTCGCGGGCGATGAGCCAGCACGACGTTCAGATCGACATTGGGGTCCAGAAGAAACTCGGCAAGGCACTGGACACCCAGGTCGCGCAGTTGTGCGGACTGGTCGACGAGATCGCGGACTTCCTCAAACGTCGGCCATTGCAGGCGACGCCATATGCGGTGTGGGTTCGGTCGGCCAACGAGCCGGTCTACGCCGCCGATCACCTGGCCGAGCAACGCGTGTTCACCAGCGTCCTGACCGTCACCTACCGGGCCATGAGGTAACAACACCATGCTGCTCAAGCGATTCATCCAGGCCCTCGACGCCCTGGTCACCACCGACGGGGCCATCGGCGCGGTCGAAGCGCCGCACACCACGGCCGTGGTCACGTGGACGGCGAACCTCGCGGGGGCCTCGGTCTCGCTGGAGGCGGCGAAGGGCGAACCCCTGCGGGCCGACCTGCGCCGGCTGGTCATCGTCCCGGCGAGCCCCGACGACGACGTGCGCCACACCACCGACGGCACCGACGCCGACGCGGCCAGCCCCAAATTCCCCGCCTACGGGCTGTCCGAGCCGGTGACCAAGGCGGTGGCCGATCAGTACCGCTTCTACGGCAACCCCGCGACCGTCACCGTGAAGGAGTACGGCGACTGATGCAGGTCCTGAACGCCCGCACAGCCCGAACCGACGACGGGAAGACCCGCTGCTACGCCGCGCCGGCGTTCGTGCGCCTCGGCGGGGCGTGGCGGGCGATCGACGCCGTGCTGTCGGTCACACGCGACCGGGGGGCCTACCGCGTCCAGGTCGGCGCGGACTGGATTCGCTTCGCCCCGCGTATGCGGCCGGCGGGACAGTTGAAGCGCGCCGTCCTGACCAAGCGCCGCTTCGGCGACGTGATCGACGCCTCGGCCAAGCCCGACGCCGCCGAGTACGACGTGACCTTCAGCCGGGGCGTGGAGCGCATCGCCGCCGGCTGGCGGTTCACGAGCGTGACCGATGCGGACCTCGGGGTGTTCCTGACCGACTGGCTGACGCGGTTCGGACCGCAGCGCGTATCCATCGCCGACGATCGGGCGACACTCGACCTGACCGACGTGGAGCCGGATCGTCTCAACGAGATCAACCTCGACCCCGAGACCGTGCTCGCGCCCGCCCTGCTCGGCCTGTACGCCCACCACCTCGGCGAATACACGATCCCCGACGCCTGGTCCGGCGCGCGAAACGCCGCCGGGACCGCGCAGTTCTCCACGACGGGGCGGATCGAGGCGCTGACCTACATCGGCTACTTCGAGACCTGCGAGATGCGTCGGTCGCTGCTCAGCTTCGACACCGCCGCCATCCCGGCCGACGGCAAGGCGTGCCGGCTGCATTGCGAGGAGACCGAGGTCTTCGCGATCCCCGACGACTTCGCCGTCGCCCACATCGACCCGCCAGTCGACGACAGCGACCCCTATGCCGCCTGGCAGGCGGTCAACGACGCGGTCGCCGCGGGCAGCGGCGGGGCATGCCTCAACACCGGTGGCGCGGCGTGGGCGAGCGCGGACCTGATCGCCGCCGGCGACTACGCCCAGGCGGCCGACTACCAGTTGGCGGTGCTCAACCTGCACGACCACGCCAACGCGCCGATGACCACGCACGATCGCAAAGGCCGCATCTTCGACGATGCGGCGGCCTACCTCGAGTTCACCGACGCCCCCGTCGCGACGCCGCGCCCGGGCCGCCCCCTCATCGCCGGTGGCCGCGGCGTGCTCGGAGGGCCCACGCCGTGATCGACATGCGCCTCAAGGACCTGTTCTTCGATACCAAGGCCGTGCGGGCCCGCACCGACCGCGCCACGCGCCGCGTGCTCTCCAAGTTCGGGGCGTTCGTCCGCCGGACCGCCCGCAGCAGCATCCGCAAGCGGAAGAGGGCCTCGCAACCCGGATCGCCGCCGAGCAGTCACACGGGGCTGCTTCGCCGATTCATCTGGTTCGGCTACGACCCGCAGAAGGCGAGTGTGGTGATCGGACCGGCGCGGTTGAGCCGCGGCGGCCGCGGCGATGCGCCGGCGCTGCTGGAGTACGGCGGCCGCGCCATGCTTCGCCGGGACGGCCGGCGCGTCCGCGCCAAGTACGACGAGCGCCCTTACATGGGGCCCGCCTTCGCGAAGGAACAACCCAAGCTGCCCGCCATGTGGCGCGACAGCGTCTCCCGCAACTGACGGGGAAAGGAGCTTCACCATGCCACAAGAGTTCCTGCTTGGCATGAACGCCAAGGTGTATCAGGGGCCGGCCGGCACCGACCTCGCCTCGCTGACCGAGGTGGCCAATGTCAAGGACGTGACGCTGAGTCTCGAGGCCGGTGAGGCGGACGTCACCACCCGCGCCAACGCCGGCTGGCGCGCCACCGCCGCGACGATCCGCGAGTGTACCGCGGAGTTCGAGATGCTCTGGAAGCCCGGCGACACCGCCTTCGAGGCCTTCAAGACCGCGTTCCTCTCGTCGGGGACGGTGCGGCTGGCCGTCCTGACCGGCGACAAGAGCGCCGACGGCACCACCCCCGAGACCGGCAGCGAAGGGCCCCTGGCCGACTTCAGCATCACCAACTTCAGCCGCAGCGAGCCGCTGGAGGAGGGCGTCACCGTCAGCGTCACCGCCAAGCTCGCGGCGTTCAGCGAGTGGATCATCGACGGACTGGAGGCCACCTGATGAAAACCTTCACCGATAGCGCCGGCCGCACGTGGACGCTGAGTCTGACGCTGGGCACGGCCATGGCCGTCAAGGCCAAGCTGGAGATCGACCTGTTGCAACCGGAGTCGGGCGACCCGCCCGCGCTCACGCGCCTCGGCACCGACGAAATGCTGCTGGGCGAGGTGCTCTGCGTGATGCTTGGCGATCAGTTCGAGAAGCACGGCGTGACCGAGCACGACGTGCGCAGTGGCTTCGATGGGCAGACGCTGATCGCGGCGCAACGCGCGTTCTATGAAGAACTCATCGATTTTTTCCGGGGGCGCGGCCGCAACGACAGGGCCAAGGCGGTCGCCAAGCAGATGGCCATGATCGACGCGGCGGTGACCGCCATCGAGACGCGGATCGACGGGATCGACCCTCGGAAGATGGTGGACGAGGCGATGACGATCCCGGGGACCGGGGATGGTGCGATGTCTGGCGAATCGCCGGCAGTCTCGGCCTCGGCCCCCGCGAACTCGAACGGCTGACGCTGCGGCAACTGCTGTGGATGGCCGAGGGCCTGGGCCGCGAGCGGTGGGCGCACACGTCGATCCTCTGCGCGCTGATCGCCAACGCCAACCGCGACCCGAAGAAGCACCGCCCGTTCAAGCCGGACGACTTCAACCCCTACGCGGAACGACGCAAGCGAGCGAACGCCATCGAGGTGACGCCAGAGACGATCGGCCTGCTTCGAAGCGCATTCGTCGGGAGGTAAAGCGATGTGGAAGATTCTGTTGGCGGTGGGCGTGATCCTGGTCTTTGCCGGGTGCGAGAGCGCGGGTCTGATTCGCATCATGGAGCCGGACGGCGCTGAGATCGAGGTCCGTCAGCCGGGAAAAGCCGTGGCCCCGGCGACGGTCAGCCGGGGCGGACCGGGCCAGATGATCATCAGCACCGGCAACCGCCAGCCGCAGACGCCGGCGATGATCGCGGCGGACAAGACGTGGATCGCCTGGATCGTGGGGCCGGCGCTGATCCTGATCGGCGTCGGGGCGTTCGTGGCGAAGAAATGGTTCCCCCTGATTCCCACGACCGGCGGCACCTATCCGATCGCGGCGGGCGTGGCGGTGATGGCGCTGGCGATCGGCCTGCCGAGCCTGCCGACATGGGTATGGATCGCGGCGGCATTCGGGGTTGGCTTGTGGCTCATTCTTCCGGGAGTGGTATCGAACTTCAGAGGCGCGAAGCGCCAGAAAGGAACGCAGTGATGGGAAGCATCATGTTCGCAATCGGAATCGGGTGCCTGGGTCTGTGGCTCGGCTCGCTCATCGAGCGGATCGTCAGCTTCACCAAGGTGCGGCGTGAGATGTCCAACGTCATCGACAAGGTGGACGGCACCCCCGGAAACTGAGCCCCGGAAACTGAGCCCCGGAAGTTGCCCCCCGGAACTTGAACCCCGGCAACTGACCGCCGGCAACCGAACTCCGGAATCTGAACCCCGCCCCCCCCACCGGTAACTGACCATGGCGTCCACCCAAGGCATCCGCGCCGGCCGCGCATTCGTCGAGCTGTTCGCCGACGATTCGAAGCTCGTGCGCGGCCTGCGCCGGGCCGAGCGGAAGCTCCGCGCCTTCGGCGACTCGGTCCGCAACCTGGGTCTGAAGATGGCGGCGCTCGGCTCGGCCATGTTCGCACCGCTGGCGGCGTCGGCGAAGCTGTTCAGCGGCTACGGCGACCAGGTGGCGAAGATGGCCAAGCGGACCGGCCTCTCCGTCGAGGCGCTGAGCGAGCTGCGGTTCGTCGCCAGCCAGACCGGCACGTCGCTGGAGGCCCTGGAGACCGGCTTCCGTCGCATGCAGCGCAGCATCTATGACGCGGGGCGCGGGCTGTCCACCCAGACCGATGCACTGGCCGATCTGGGGCTGGAATACGCCGATCTGGCGGGCCTCAGTCCCGAGGAACAGTTCAAGAAGCTGGCCGATGCGATCAGCCAGGTGGAAGACCCCACTCGGAAGGCGGCGCTGGCCCAGGCCCTCTTCGGCCGGGCCGGCACGCAGCTTCTGCCCATGTTCGCCAGCGGGGCCAAGGGCATCGCGATTCTGCAGGCCGAGGCCCGGCGGCTGGGTCTGACCATGGCCGGCGAGGACGCGAAGGCGGCCGAGGACTTCACCGACGCCCTCGACCGGCTGTGGAAGGTGATCAAGATGGGCGTGTTCCACGTCGGCGCGGCCCTCGGCCCGGTGCTGCAGCAGGTGGCCGATACGATCACGACGCTGGCCGTGCAGATCGCCGCGTGGGTGCAGCGCAACCAGCAGCTGATCGTCACCGTGCTGAAGGTGGTCGTGGGCATCATCGCCGCCGGTGCCGCCATCGCGGTGCTGGGCACGGTCATCTCCGGCTTCGCCACGATCCTCGGCGCGCTTGTCACCGTCGTCACCACCGTGGTCGCCGTGCTGAAGGTGCTGGGCGCGGTCATCGCGTTCCTCGTCTCGCCGATCGGCTTGGTCATCGCGGCGGTGGCGGCGCTGGCCGGGTACCTGATCACCGCGACCGACGCCGGGGCGAAGGCGCTGGGGTGGCTGGGCGAGCGGTTCAACGTCCTCAAAGAGGATGCACTGACCGCCTACCAGGGCATCGCCGATGCGCTCGCGGCCGGGGACATCGCCCTCGCCGCCCGGGTGCTGTGGCTGACGCTGAAGATGGCGTGGACCCGTGGCATCGGGTTCCTCGAAAAGGTCTGGCTCAACTTCCGCAACTTCTTCATTCGCATTGGCTACGACGCGTTCCACGGGCTGCTGGCGGTGGTGCAGAGCGTCTGGCACGGCCTGGCGGTGGGGTGGATCGAGGCCGTCGCCTTCTTCCGCAAGCTGTGGACGAACCTCGTCGGCTTCTTCGCGCGGCTGTGGCAGGAGATGGTCGCGGTGGCCCGCAAGGCGTGGCAGTGGATCAAGGGGCTGTTCAGCAAGTCGGCGCGGGGCAGCCGCGACGGGGTCTACGCCGAGATCGACGCCCAGAAGGAGGCGGCGATCGCCCGGATCAACGACGATCAGCAGCAGGACCTCGCGCAGGCGGAGGCGGCGCGGGCGCGGAAGCGGCGCAAGGCCCGCCAGACCCACGAGGCGACGCTCGCCGAGATCGGCCGGCAGAACCTCGCCAAACACAGCCAACTCGACGCCGCCTACGAGCGCCGCATGGCCGACAACGAGGCCGACCTGCAGCAAGCGCGGGACGAGTGGCGGCAGGCCATCGACGAGGCGCGGGGCAAGCGGAAGCCGAAGGAAGCGGACGAGGGGCCCGCCGGTCTGGAAGGGCCCGACCTTCCGGAGGACATCATCAATAAGGCCCGCGACGCGCTGGCGGGCCTCGGCGACATCGGTGATCTGGTCCAGGCCGAGGCGGCGAAGATCGGTGTCAGGGGCACGTTCAACGCCGCGGCCATCCGCGGCCTGGCCGCCAGCGACGCGGCCGACCGCACCGCCAAGGCCACCGAAGAGACCGCCAAGCACACGAAGAAGCTCGTCCAGGCTGCCACCACCGGCGGTCTGACGTTCGCATAGCCCCCGGAAAGGAAGCGGGCACGGATGCCCATCACCTGCACCGAAAACATCGACTCGCGGCAGTACACCGAGGATCAGTCGGCCGAGTTGGTCTATTCGATTCGCGGCACTGCCGACGAAGATGCCGCGATGGCCTCGCTCAAGGCGACCGCCCCCGATACCTTCCGAGGGCTGGTACGTCAGCCGCCGACGGTGGAACCCGTCCACATCGACACGGTCAACCCCGACCGGTGCATCTGGACGGGCACGGCTCAGTACGCCCCGCGTCAATACGAGCAGCCGCCGGAGACCGGCGACTCATCGTTCAGCTTCGACACCGGCGGCGGCACCCAGCACATCACGCAGGCCATCGCCACCGTCCACAAGTATGCCGCCAGTGGCACCGCCCCTGACTTCAAGGGCGCGATCGGCGTCACGCACGACAACGTCGAGGGCGTGGACATCACCATCCCCGTCTACAGCTTCTCCGAGACGCACTACCTGCCCGCGTCACAAGTCACCAACACGTACAAGGGCACGCTGTTCGCCCTGACCGGCAAGGTGAACAGCGGCGCGTTCCGCGGGCTGGCCGCTGGTGAATGCCTGTTCCTCGGCGCGTCGGGTTCGCGGCGCGGCACCGACGAAGAAGACGACTGGGAGATCACGTTCCGCTTCGCAGGCAGCCCGAATCGCACCGGCATCGGCGTCGGCCCGATCACCGGCATTGCCAAGAAGGGCTGGGAGTACCTGTGGGTGCGCTACGCCGACGTGGAGGACACCGCCAGTAACACGCTGGTCAAGCAGCCCGTCGCCGCCTACGTCGAGAAGGTCTACGAAGAGGCGAGCTTCGCCGGATTGGGGATTGGTTGATGGGTGACGCGATGAAAAAGGTGCGCACCGGTGACCCGCTGGTTGTTCCCGCCCAGGCGTACAACGCCTTCATCGACGCGGCGAAGGACTTTCACCAGCGCACGGCGAACTTGGGCCAGCAGGCCACGCCCGGCTATCGCTCCTCGGGCATCGTGCTGGTCAAGAACGAATCCGGCGATGACCGCGCCCGCTTTGACGTGCTGGGGCTGGGCGATCCGATCTTCCTGCCCGACGCGGGTGCCGTCGCGGAGCAGTCGTTCAAGAATGCCGTGGCATTCCGTGGCGACATGCCCGATGAGACGCTGCACCAGGGCAAGTTCGTCATCCTGCTCGAACCACTCGCGGCCGGCGCGATCGGTCGGGCGTACCTGGCGGGCGTCACCGTGGCGCGACTGCGCCTCGATGACGCCGCCCAGCAGGTCACACATGCCGAGATCATCGACGCCGACGCCACGGCGCTGCAACCCGCCGTCGGCGGATCGGCGGCGGTATTGTGGCATCAGGAGCAGACAGGCGACGTATGGGCCGTCGTGCGACTCGGCAATGCCGCACCTGCGGGCGTGTGGGTGCAGATCACTTCGACCGAGGCCAACGGCGGTCAGTACGCGAGCTGGCAGGAAGTAGAACTGATCGACGACGGTAGTGGCGGGTTGGAATGGTCGGCGGTCGCCGATGGATTGAACGGCACCGACGACGGCGCGCTCTACGAGGTCAACGGCATCGAGAACATCCCGGCCGACACGGTCGTGCAGGCGTTCGCCAATCCCGCCTACGACCCGCAGGCCGCTTCCGGGGGGCCGGCGTGGCTGTTCCAGTACGAGCAACCCGAGATCATCGGCTTCGGCATCCCGGCTGACGGCGAAGTGGACGTGCCGCA